CGTGTTTGAAACTTAATGATAGACATATCAACGTCAGGAAGGATGTTTGATAAATGAACAGCAATAGGAAGCGATCCTCTATGAATACCAACAACATTTACGTTATGACCTCGCTGAATCAACATCTCAACGTATTGTTTAATCGCAAACACGTCGTCTAAATAATCTTCATGCGCATAATAATACATTTCTACGTCCCCCATGAATTACCAAACAAATTAATGTGTAAACGCGGGGAGAATTTATATCCATAATTCATGCAGATTTCTGCTACACCTCTTTCAGTCAACTCTTGTCCTTCAAGTGTTGCGCCTTCTGGCATTAGAAACACGTCTTCAACATCAACACCAGCGTCACTATAGTCTAATTCTGCATCATACACTTCTCTAATATCCTCAAAGTCACGTACAACAAACTTCAAGTTGATAAAAGAGTTTTGTACCTCATTCATCGATAACAACGCATCTGGATCAATAGTTACGCTTTGATCTTCGCCTGTGAGGGATAGTTTAGGACTTACCATCCACGTAACTTCGATGTCACGGTTGTTTAAGTATTTTGCGAATGCTGGATCTACCTTTTTCGTGCCATTAGTTTCAAACGTAAGATGTGCTAAATCATCAAACTCTGGTTGGTCCAGTAATTCGATATACGCTTTTTGCCAACCAAGCAAAGGTTCTCCACCAGTAATCACAAGATGTACGTATTCATTGAACCAAAGATTATCAGGTAGCGTGTTATTAAGTGCTATTGCTAAATCTTCTGTTTCAGCAAAAGGAGCAAGATGCTTATATCGTTTACTCCACGCAGCAGAAGAGTCACAACCAATGTCCACTACTGGTAAATCTTCAACTGATTTAATATTATCCAGAGGAATTGTCATATGAGGCATTTCTTCTTCTGGGATATGATTATCTCGTGGCTGTCCAAATCCAGCACAAGTTAAATTACATCCAAAAGTCCTTAGGAACACTGAGGGAGTCCCAACCCATTTCCCTTCACCCTGTACAGAGTAGAAGTATTCAGAATATCTGATTTTATCCATTTATTTCTCCATTATATAAAAATTAAATTACACGTAAACCTTCACCTCTCAATTTATATTATACAACAATGTCGATGGAAGGTCAACGCTGTTTTATGCCAATATTATACTTAGGGCAAAGTTCCCAATTGTGCTTGTCTTTATGAGATATGATCTTGATTTGATTTAGGGGGGCAGTCTCTTCAATTGGATCTACAGTTTCAAGTAGTCCCCAATCTGACATCAATTGTACAATTGTATTTCGACGGCCAATGTCATTCTTCGTTAGGTTAGACGGTTTGCCATCCAACAAGAAGAGTTCTTTAAAATGTGTAATGAAGTACCTACCTTGCTTATGTAATATATGACAAGACTGATACAATTTGGAGTCTCTCTTTGAAGCGACTCCCATTCGTGTTAGGGTTTCTCTGATCTTTAGAAAATCGTCTGGTTGAGATAGGACAACTTCTAACATCATATCGGGGTTCCAATCAACCAATTCGTCGTTTTGTTCCACCATGATTTATTCTTTCCTTAATTATATTCAATTCATTATTATTGAAAAGAGGAAGAACATTCTGATACTTTATTCCATTTAGAAAATCTTTTCCTCTTTCTCACAATATTTATACAAATGCCAATTTGTATAATAGATATAAGATGGATATCACGAGGCTTAGGTATCATAACAACAAATGTAAATTATTTGTTGGACCCTCCCTTATCTAACTTAGTTTTTATAAAAGATAATTCTGTCTCTGACAACAGATTACTAACATCCCGGGCCTTTTCATTTGAGTAACCATAGTACTCTTTGATAGCTTTAATATCATTAGACTCGGAAGCTTTGTTCCACTTCGAAAAGCGCTTTCGTTTTCGTATTATATTAAGAAGAAAATCCATTTGCAGGCGTGGGTCAAGATGGGACTTTAAATTCATCTCATTAGCATACAAGACCGTGTCAGGGAAATAAGAAAGGCCGCGATTAACCATAAAGGCTGGATAGTCCTTCTCATTTTCTAAGATATCTTTTTTATTTACATTGATTGCATTGAGATAATCAAATGGATTCTTAGTACCCATTATTTAAACTGCCCTTGAGCCATAATCTCCGTAAGACAAGCAACAGTGTTGATTTCATGATCTGCAACAAATGCATTCTTATATTGATATTCTGCAATTACAAGAACCAGTTGTGGTATGTAGCTTGGCTCAACATACTCTAACATATTGTCGTAGATCATTCTATAGATCTTTGCAGGCTCCATATCAATATTATCACTAACCCATTTACGCATTCCTTTGAAGTTCTTTTTCTTTAGATCCTCCATAAGGCCTTTAATAGAGGACTCAGACAAGGAGACTAGAATACCTGAGTCAATAGAACCTGACATACCATAACGTTGACATTCATTAATAACTCTTCGCCAGTCAGGGATATATTTCATAATTAATTCGGCGAGGACTGGATCTTCATACTTCACTTCTTCCTTTGTTAGGATGGTTTGAAGTCGACCCATGAATTGACCAGCAAGTTCAGCCTTATTACCTATGTTGAATTCATATACAGAACATCTCGAGTGGAGGGGCTCAATAATACGGTTCTTAAAATTACAAGTTAGGATGAACCTACAATTGTTTGAAAACTCTTCGATGAAACCACGAAGAGCTGGTTGAGTAGATTGGGGGTTTAGATAGTCTGCCTCATCAAGAATGACTACCTTATAACCCCCCTGGAGGGAAACAGTTGAGGCGAACTGTTTAATTTTACCACGAAGTGTATCAATGTTTCCGTCCTCCGAACCATTAACAATGATATAGTCGAGATCAAGTTCATTACATAGTGCACGAGCAACAGTAGTTTTACCTACACCAGCTGTGCCTGTAAACATCATATTAGGAAGTTCACCAGAATCAACAATCTGCTTAAATGTATCTTTTAATTGATTAGGCAGTACACACTCATCAACAGTAGTTGGTCGGTACTTTTCAACCCACAAGAACTCATCTCTCATTTCAATTTCTCCATGATATAAAAATTACATTATACTTAATTAAGCTTTGGAAGTCAACGATTCATATAGATCCTCCACATCAGATTGTTGTGTTGCCACTTCTACCATATTCTGCTTATGATAAATCTTGGCTACGGTTCGTAGCGTCCTCTTATCAACGTCATACTTATCTGATAGATCAGCAATTGCTTCTTTAACATAATCTCGTTCAGCCTCTGATCGAGTAAAACTGTTTGAGATCTCTTTAATCACTTTCATCAAATCTTGCTTTTCATTATCTGTCATAATATAATTTCCTATTAAATGTAACTCATTTCCATCTCTTGTAGAATCTCTACGTTAGATTTGGTCTCATGGTGGTTGACAGGACACCCACAACTGTGGTCGTCGTCTTGTTCATGTAATTCAGCTTGTTGTTGATGCCATTGAGCAATGGCTCTGTGTTGTTCTACGGTCATAGTATTCCTTTTAATTAAAACGTGGATTAGCACTAACTACATTAGCTTCAACAATGTCAAAAGTGTTGTCCTTAAACACAGTCTTGTATCCATGTCCATCCTTTCCGCCAAGATTGTATACAGATACGATCTCACGACCCATACCATCTACACCACCAGCGTCAATTTTAGTACCATCTTCTAATACAACACCCCAAACTTGAATAGTTCTACGAGGTCCTGCTTTTGCTTTTGAACTTCTTCTCATAATATTAATCCTATTTTGAATAATGTCCTACCAAAATGGTAGGACATTATTATTTATAAGACTAAGCTTCTTCAGATGAAGTTTCGTCAACGGCTTCTTCCTTAGGTGCGTTGGCCTCTAGGAAAGTAGCAAGACGATTGCGAACAGTACCCACATCACTCAACTCAGGTCCTTCAAAAGCACCACGCTTTGTCACGATGTCAATGATTTGTACACATGCTGCAATATCTTGCAAACCAATCCCAGGAGCTTCCTGCTCCTCTACCTTATTTTCTTCACTCATATTTTATACTCCAAAAGTTGAGGTTTTTTCAAGTGCTACCCAGTAGTTTGTACTGCTAGCGTTCACAGATGCAATTCGTTTAGATGAAAGTCCAAATGAATACACATCACTTACAATAAACTTAAACAGACTAATGTCCATTATTAGCTCAAAGTTCTTATCGGTATCAATGTTACACTTGTCAATATCAATACTAAATTCATTCGATGTAGGATTACTTATATCAGTTACAGTTAATGTTACACCATTATTTCCTCTTGTAACAACAAGATTGTTTAGTTTCATTGCACCTGATGCTTTTCTGATCTGATTCAACTGACTATTAGTTAGATCAAATTTAATCTCTGGATCAGGCATCACAACATCCTTCTTGGCCACTGTCAGATTATCAATATCCGAGAAAAAGTATTTGATCGATCCAGTAGAGCCTTTTACTCTAACAAACTTCTGATCATCATCAAATTCAAAGTTTGGATCATCAAACATTCCAATAACAGCAATAAACTCCGACAAATCGTAGATTCCAAAGTCGTATGGAACATCCTCTATAATCGATGTCGAAGCCATTAAATTCTTTGAGTTTGATACAGTTCGTATCAATTTGTCGCTATTAATAGCGATATTACTATTAATCGACGCGAAGTTCTTTAATACTTCCAACGATTGATCACTTAATTTCATATACACTCCTGTTTTAATATATGGGTATTATACGGGAGTTGACCACAAAAGTCAACTCCCATGTCGATTTAGAACTCCGCTTGTGCAGCAGTTTGCTCTGCAGACGGGACGTCATCTCCAGGATAAGAACCCGTTGGCTGTTCCACTGTAGCATCAACCTTACTGTAAAGATCAATAAATGCATCCTTTGTATCTTCATCAAAACGATTTACACACAGCTGGATAGCTTTGTTACGATCCCCAAAGATTGAGAATGTCTGAACAATGTGGCAAAGGCGACGAGTAGAGATTACTTCATCAATGCCTTCATCTTCGTAAGTTCTACGGATGGTATCGGCCCATCCAACTAGAAGATTTGTGAACTCATCATCAACACACTCGAACTTCTCCATGTGCTTTGTAATGATTTTCTTCTCGATATTCATTGTTGGGAATGTTTGCTCGACTGTGATAGTAAAGCGCTCTAGGAATGCCTCATCAATGATTGTAGCAGCTGAAAATCGTCCATCCTCAGATCCTTTTCCTTTTGTGTTTGCAGTTGCAATCACTGTGAATCCTTTCTGAGGGCGAATCACTTCACCAGTCTTTTTAATCAGAACTGGCTTACCTTCAAGAACACCTTGAAGTGACATAATTTTATTTGTTCCGCGATCAATCTCATCGATCAATAGAACAGCACCCTGCTCCATTGCTTTGATAACTGGACCTTTCTGAAACACAGTTTCTCCGTTCAGAAGACGGAAACCACCAATGAGATCATCTTCATCAGTCTCGGGAGAGATTTGAATTCGAACATATTCACGACCAGCCTTAGCACAAGCTTGTTCGATCATGAATGTTTTGCCGTTACCAGATAGACCAGTAACATAGGTAGGATAAAACTCGTTAGATTTAACGATCTTGAAAATATCCTTGAAATTGCCCCATTCAACAAATGTGTTACATTTCTCAGGGACGAATACTTCATCATTCGATACAGATGAAACACCAACGTTTTGAGCCACAGCAGCTCGAACAGTGGTTGGCACTTCATCTTTAGTACGAAATGGAAGAAGAGCAGCTTCAAGGTTATAAACACCTCGGCTGACCTTCGGGAATTTACGGAATTGGTTAGCGATTGCATACTTACCGTATCCAAGTTTGGTAGCGACTGCTTCAAACTCTTTAAGGGTGAACTTAGACTGATCAACATATTGATCAGCGACTGCTTTTAAAACTTCATTCATATTCATAATATAGATCCTTTCTCAATTGTTTACATATACATTATCTAGGAAAACGACCAAAAGGTCAACAGCAAAATCAAGTTTTTCTGAA